AAAACTCTGATGTAATTAGTTTTGCCAACATGCATAAACCAAACGAGATCTTTCCTGGATCTTTGGATGATTGTAGAGATGAACAACATAACTTGATTAGAGAATACAACACTGCAAACTACAATACATATCACTTCTTTCCCCATGAAGGAATGTTTGTAGCTTTTCCTGGTGGTCTTAATCACGGTACGATTGCTAATCCAAAAGCAACGAAGCCATTTAAAGGAAGACGAATTGCAGTCGTCGGAGATACAAGCATTCATTTAAAGCCAGAAGTAAAGGGTTTGGAAGTAGGCAGAATTGCTCCTGAATTAATTAAAAAGTTTTCATGACACCCTTCGAAGCATTCAAACTATACACTGCAATCAAGAATCATTTTACAACAGAGTCTTATGACTTTGTTAAGTATAATGGCAAGGTAAGAGTTACAGAACATTCATTTGAAATCCGTAAGGACAAGTATATGTTCTATAAGTTATCCAAACACGAAGATCCATTAACGTTTCTTGTTGCCAACTTTTCAGAGCATCAGAAACTTTGGGTTGGAGATTTGTTTGGACTAGACCAACAAATGAAGTACAACGAGTTCTTAAGACGCAGACAAACGCTACAATATACCTTTGAGTCTGATATAGACAATCTATTGGAAGACTTTGAAGCTAACTTTGAAGTAAAACCAGGTGACTACCCTTTCCTTCTTACACTACTTACAAGAAAAAAGATTACAAAAGAAACGTTCATCATTATACAAGATTGTGTACGATTCTTCAGTAAATGGAATAAAGAGATTGCTGATCCAGTTCTTTGGCCACAGATTGCCTTGAATTGTAAAAAGCTACATCCCTTTATAAAATATGATAAAGATAAATACTGTCAGATCTTGAGAAATAAATTCGCTTGATCTATTATACATCGTATCATATAATCAATATATCGCAACAAAACGGAGTAATATTATGACTATTAATTTCGAATCCCTCAAGCAAAATCGTAAGTCTAACTTTGACAAACTTACCACAGAGCTCAACAAGCTCAATTCTTCAGTTCCCCAAGAAGGCTCAGCCAACGACGATCGCTACTGGAAACCAGATGTCGACAAAGCCGGCAACGGTTATGCGATCATTCGTTTCCTTCCCGCACCAGCCGGAGAAGATATGCCTTTCGTTCGCATTTGGGACCATGGGTTCCAAGGTCCTGGTGGCTGGTATATCGAGAAGAGTTTAACTACTTTCAATAAGCCAGATCCTGTTTCAGAAATGAACAACAAGCTGTGGAACTCTGGTATCGAATCAAACAAGAACCTTGCTCGTAAGTATAAGCGCCGTCTTTCTTACTTTTCAAACATTCTTGTTGTCAATGATCCTACTCGTCCAGAGAACAACGGTAAGGTATTCTTGTTCAAGTATGGCAAGAAGATCTTTGACAAGCTCAATGAAGCAATGCATCCTCAGTTTGCTGATGAGAAGGCAGTCAATCCATTTGACTTCTGGGATGGTGCTAACTTCAAGTTGAAGATTCGTCAGGTCGAAGGCTATCGTAATTACGATAAGTCTGAGTTTGAGGCTCCTTCAGCAATTGCCAACGATGATGATGAGATCAAGGCAATCTGGGGTAAGCAGCATTCACTTCAAGAGCTTCTTGATCATAAGCATTTCAAGTCTTATGATGAACTCAAGGCTCGTTTGGAGAAAGCTCTTGGTGTTGCTGGCGATTCAGCTCAAAACGTACCATCAGCTATTGATGAAGATGAAGCTTTCCCAGTTCCTCAGAAGGCAGCAGCTGCTCCTTCAATTCCTAAGCAGGAATCTGCACCATGGGATGAAGACGATGATGAAGATCTTAGCTTCTTCAAGAAACTTGCTAACACCAATTAAGGTGTAGCAGAGTGTAGATCTGCCCAGCCGTACATAGAACGGTCAATATGTGATTGAGGTGGTGTCGTGAGAATGGCACCACCTACTTTATCAGCAGAAGCACCAGCACCTCCAGCATAGTTATTGTTATTAACGTTATTGTTATTAACTATTACAGGAGGTGAAGCATTAGCAGCTGCTTGCTGAGCTGATTGTTGAGCTACTGCAACTCCACTACCATTTTCAGTTGCTCTTAATCTTCTTTGAGTCTCATAGGTAGTGCCAGTTGGAGCTCCTGTTACAGGATCATAGGTTGGTACTTCAACTTGAACGTCTTCATATCTACCAGCTTCCTGTTGTGCAGCAGCTCTCTCTTCAGGTGTTTGCATACCTAGTATGCTTCTTAATGTTGGCTGCCAATCTTCAGGTAGTAATTTAATTAAAGTTTCTGGTAGATCATCAAATACCTTATGAAACAATTTAACAATTGAATCGATAGGATGAAGCATAGCTTCAAATACACCATCAACATACTTGTCAAACAATTCTGAGAATTTAAATGAGTCTAACGCTTCAGCAGCATTCTCAAAACCAAACTGTCTAAGTACCCATGCGGTTGCATCTTTAACTAAATCTAATGGACCAAATATGAGTGAATCAAATAAACCTTTGATAGCTCCTTTAATGCCACCAATGATACCTTCTTCCTGATATCCTTCTATTGCTCCTTTGACAGTATCCCATAGTGTCATGATAATAGCTATCGGAGCAAATATTTTTCCAACAATTCTTACAATAGGTCCAAACAACGAAGCTATTGATTTAAAATATTTTGCAATTTGTCCAATTGGTTTAAACCATCTAGCAACTATTCCCCCTATCTCGCCTACGGCTGAAGCAGCTCCTTTGAAGCTCTCAAATATAGGCATGATAATGCTTTCGATGTCTTTTGCTAGTGTAGTAACAGTTGTTCCAGTTTTAGATAAACTACCAAAAATAGTTTTAAAACCTTCACTTAAGAATTCTATTATTGGTACTAGTTTAGTTTCTAAAAGTTGAAACATACCCTTTACAAATCCTGTTATTTTAGTTACAACAGAATTTTCAAGTACTAAACTTTTTAAACTTTTAAATATACCAGCTACGCTTTCAGTTAATCCAGTAACAGACTTACCAATAAAACCTTTAACTGAAGCGATTCCATCTTCGATGCTTTTAAAGAATTCTGGAAACTTTGACTTTAGTATATTACCAAGAAAAGCAGCACCCTCTCCAATCATACTAAAAATATTTTTAACTAAATTTATTGCTGTTTTGAAAGTATTGAAAACAACAGTTAGCATAGTCTTAATAGCTCTCAGCTGACCCGCCACTATTCCAACTATTACTCCTGCTGCAACTGTAAGCAATTTAGTTAGGTTGCCAAGTTGAGATGATCCTCCTCTTACAGATCTCTCTCCTGCACCTGTACCAATTTTAGCTTTTTCATCTTTATAGTCAGCCGGTGAAATTTTTTTAGTTTCTTGTCTGCTAAAGAAATCAAGGATTTTTAATAACACGTCCTTGTTGCTAAGGGTAGCATTTAAAATTTCTTTATTTACGTCTAGTAGTTCTGTAAATACGTTTTGTTTTCCACCACCTTGTTTTTTTTGCGCTTGAACATCGCTATCTTGTGTTGCAGTGGTACCTACAGTATTTGTAACAGATCCAATAGATTTTTGAATAATGCCAAGATGTTGTGTTAATTGTTCTGCTATTCCTGCTGTGCCGTTTTTTTCTGTAGCTTTAGATAAATTGTCTGCAGCTTCCGTTAAATCTTGAGCAGCTGTTTCAATCTTATCAGCTGCAACTAGTTGTTCTTCGGCAGCTTTTTGTTGAGCCTCAGCAGCAGCTTTCATTGCCTGTTCGCGTTTCTGAAGACCCTGCAGCAATTCCTTATAAACAGGATCGTCAGGTCTTACTCCACCAATTTTAGGCAACTTAGCCATTATTTCTTCTCTCTTCTTCTATTTCCTTGAGGTGCTTTAATAGTAGTTCCACAAACAAATCTCTTTCGTATGGAAACATATCATAAACCTCCGTCAAAGAATATTTATGATGTTGTACAAGAGAAAATAATGTATTGTAATAGACCGCGATATTACTATATCCGGTCATTACGTAAAAAAACTATTGAGCCCTTTCAAATTAACATCTATTACTTTGCCGTCTTTATTTTTCAATTGAACCTGATGTTCTACAGAAGGCATAGTTTCAAAAAATGATTTAATATTGTTTAATGAGTCTAAAGGTAAACTATCGATAAATTCCTGAAGTTCCTTTTCGTTAAAATCATTATACACTGTATCATCGTCATAAATCTTTTCTATACAATTAAACAGAACTTCCAAAATCTTATTTTCGTCAGCTTCACTTTCAATATTCTTAAGTTCGTTAAGAGTTGGGTATCTCATAACAACACCAATGTTTTCGTATAAATTAAATTTGTTTTTATGGTCTGGATTTCTCTTAACTTCTATGTCATCTAAGTTAATCTTAAACTTGATGTTTTCATTAGTCTCTGGAACTGTATATTCCAAATCAACTATCTCTCCTACTGACTTTGCTCTCAATTTAATAAACAAATATTCAATATCAAATGTCGCAAATTTTTCAACATCCACACTTTCCATTATACAGTTGTTGATTACTTGTTTGATAGTTGTAACAGTATCATTGATATTGTCTGATGACTTCGCCATCAATAGCAATTTTTCTTCCTGAACAGTAAATGGTCTAATATTTACTTTTTGACCAGTGGAAGGTATAGTAATAGAATAGGTTGGGTGTTTAATTTTAGGTAATGCCATATCAAAGTATCCTTATATTATAAAAATGTCAAAAGATTGGAAAGCTGATTTGTTGCACTTCTAGTTTGAGAAGGTGAAGTTATGAATAGTAACTCTCTTACAGCTTTTAATTCAAAATCAACTCTTGTCTGTGTTGATTGTGTAGCATAATAGTTAGCAAACGATCTTTCGTCCACATAACCTGGATCTAATGTTTCAGCTGTCCAATATGTGTAAGCAAATGCAACCGGAATACGAACTAGCTGATCTGAATCTGCCCAACTTACATTAACATCACCAATAGCAATTGGGAATGCTTCATTGAGTGTATATGTAATAATATTTTCGCCTGATTCATCAAAATGTGATATGTTTACGATGCCATAATATTCTTTTGGATAAGCAAATGTGTTCATTGGAACACCTTTAGCTGTTCCAGCTGGATTGATGTTTTCATTGAAATTAAATACAGCTTGCATCCATTGATGAAAGAAAGACATCACCTTACTATTTGAATCATTATAAAATGAAAGTGTAACATCCTGGAACGAGGAATTGATAGGTCTCTTTTCTGTAGTACCATATCCACTTGTTCTTATATCATCTGGTTGCCAAGCTACTCCAGGTAGAGTTGCGCTTTCACATAAAAAGAAAACGCTATAGTCAACTGGGAAAGCTCTTGGAGGATATATCTCAACAAAGAACTTTGAAGCTTTAGTAAAACCACCAGATTGATCTAGTGCTCCAAGCATTTCATAAACATTAAATGCCATTTATTATCATCCTTGAATCTTTGTATACAGTTGACTTTGTTCTCTTTGTAAATCTTTCAAGTGGTAAGAATAATGCAATATCCCACTCATTTGCTGGTATTAGTAGAAACTTACTTCTAATATGACTGCTTAGATACCTCTTTACACATGGTTTAAAATATTTATAGCGTGAAGCTGCATTTAACAATCTATATGTTGCTCTTAGTTTGGTAGTCTCATCGTATCTTTGATTGTTAATCAAATCGTAAAGATTATCCATTAACCTTGCTCTGTAGATTGGCGGAATGTAGTGAAGGTTCATTCCTAAGAATCCATCATTTGTTAGCTCAAATGGAAACACCAAAGGATATCTATCATAATAAGGCAAATCATCTTTTGTTTTAGGATCGTAATTAAATAGGTATAAAAATCCTGGCTTTATGATGGTACGGTTATATTGCTGATTATTTCTAATAATATTCTCAACTCTCACACTTCTAACAGAAAGTGCAAGCTCTCTATACCAATCTCTAGCTTCATCTGTACCAGGTCTAATAATACCCGATGAGGTTCTCTCAGTTCTTCCTCTTTCAAGTATGTTTGTAAAAATACCCATTAAAACTTATCTAATCCTAATTCTTTTTCCGTTAAAACCTTAAACTGCCAATTTCTATCCCTACAAAAATCTTCAGCAGCTTTCCATTTTGCCTGATTGACGGAATAGGTTCTTGCTTCGTTTATAAACTTTCTTGTAAGTTTTTGAGGCTTAACTGGAATCTTTGTTTGTTGATGAGGTTTAATTTCTATCAATACATTATTTATTGTCCCGTCTTGAGCCTTCATTCTGACCCAAAAATCAGGAAAATAACGATGAACTTTCTTATCTACAGGACTTATGTATGGAATGATAACTTCTTCTGAAGCCCAAAACAATACAGATGGATGTTGATCGAGATATCTCATAAATCTCATTTCCCACAAACTTCTGTATATAATATTTGTAGGATCACCCTTATACTTTTGAGGGTACTTTGGATGGAACTTTCCCTTATATGCCATTTCGAAAAACCGTATAAATAATAAGAGTATTTATAGGGGTAACAATGCCAGAAAGTTCAACAACAGGATCAGAACCAGTCACTCGCTATGAGTTTCCTGAAAAACAACCTCAGTTTTATACAAGACTAGTTCTTAGACAGTATAGTAGACCAAGACCAGGATCTAAACCTACTAAAAACATTAGTGGGTATATAAGACTTCCTTTGCCTGCTACATTAGCTGATAGCTATAATATGGATGTTAATGGTGAATCTTTGGGTATGCTTGGTAACCTTAGTAGTGGTGATATAGCTGGCGATTTCAACAGAATGATGGCGGCTGGTAAATCTGCAACTCAATCATTTGTTAATGGAGTTTCGAGTGGTAACATCAGCAGAATAACTAACTCAGTTGCAAGACTAACAGCTCTTGCTCCAGGTGTATCTGATATAGCAGGAGCATTGACACCATTTGTAAGCGGTCAGCAAATTCAAGCTACTGCGCAAACCATTGCTGGCGTTGTGAGAAATCCTCACTTAACATCTATATTTGAAGGTGTGAGACTCAAGACATATGAATTTTCATGGAAGCTGTCTCCTAAGTCTCAAGCTGAGGCTAAGAAGCTCAATAATATGATAAACTATATCAAAGGTTACATGCATCCAGCTATATTACAAAACTCAGGTGGATTTGCTTTGGAGTATCCTTTTATTGCTAATGTTGAGTTTGAGGGTCTTCCTAAAGAAGTTGTTCCTAGCGTAAACGATTCATTCATTACCAATATGAGCATATCAAGCTCTGCAGGAAATGGTCTCTCACTTTACAGAGATGGTCAACCAACCGTCATTGATCTTACACTTCACTTTCAAGAAATAAACATTCAAACAAGAGAAAACTTTGGGTTTGGTACTTCTCAAACTTTGGAAGTTCCAAACACACCTTCTTCTCAATATAATGGTGGAAGAGAACGTTAATGTCTATCTTCAATTATTATCCTAAAGTTTCTTATAATAATGTGTATGCTACTAACATTGTTGTAGAAGCTGAAGTAGTACAACAATATCTTAAAGACTATAATAAATTCTATGATTATACACTAAAGGATGGTGAAAGAGCTGATATTGTTGCTAGCAGAGTTTATGGCGATTCAACACTTGACTGGGTAATATATGTTTGTAACAATATAGTCGATCCATACAAAGATTGGATATTAGATGATAAAGATTTTATCAACTACATGGAAAGCAAGTATGGTATTGCAGCTTATAAACTAGCATCTACTACAACCAACGATACAATTGCTTATTACTACTATACTGGTTTACCTTCAGACTCACAAGCTGAGATTGACTCATACAACTACACGATCACTCCATTTACTTACACTCAGATGGGGAGTCCTTCTGGCTGGACTGCTAAATCAATTTGGGAATATGAAAGTGAGTTGAATGAATCTAAACGTAAAATCAAAGTGATGAAGCCTGTTTACCTAAACAACTTTAAACAGCAGATCAGAGATCTTTTTAGTAATGGCTGAACAAGAATTTAATCCGTTAAGATTAACAATTAACGATGTTACTATAGAAAAATTTAACGGACACGACAAGATGAGCATTATGCCTCAGTTTGTCGAAGCTTCAATCTATCAATCTATATTTGAACCATCACTAAAAGCTGAACTTCTAATTAACGATCAAATTGGATTGTTTGTAAACTATCCTTTTACAGGCGAAGAGTTGGTTACTATCGAATACCAACAAAACAATTTAGTACAAAACATATCACCAATTCCAAAGACACTCAAGTTTATTATCAAGGGTGTGAGAAATATTATGGTGGGTGATCGTGCAAGATCACTCATGTATGTTGTTGATCTAATTAGTCCACATTTTATACAAAACACCAGAAAGTATGTACAGCAATCTTATTCTAGCAAAGTAGAAGAGATGGCTAGTGACATCTTCTTAGAATATATTGCTCAAGATACACAAATACAATTTGACATATTTAAAGATTTGGTTATAGAACCTACTGCAAAGAAAAGAACTATAGTTGTTCCTAACCTAAGACCTTATCAGGCTATAACTTGGTTAACTAAGTTTGCAATATCTGAATATCCGGATGACTACTATCACTTTCTTTTTTATGAAGATTTAGATAAGTTTAATTTTGTTACTTTACAAAAGCTAATTAAAGATGCTACCGACTCTCGTGAAAAGATTAGCAAGTTGAGAGATGAAAAATACGTTTATAGATCAGATACAGAAATATCTAACTATCTCTCATCTGGTAATCCAAATGAAAAGCTAAAGCAAATATCTAATTTAATTAATAACAAAAGATTTACAACTATTGAAAAGGTTGCTGGAGGTTACTTTCAAAATGAATTGATTGAAGTTAGTCTACTTCAAAAATCTTATAACAGCAAAGTAACAGAATTACAACCTACTAATGATACAAGGTATGCTCTAGGTAAGCACCCTCTTAATACTCCAGATTATATTCGATATGTTAAGAATAACACAACTCTTTCTGAATACGCTAACAGAGTTAGATATATTGTTAACAATTACCAAAATACAGATAGTGATGAAGGTATAACACAACCATATTATAGAGAAAAGTTTGGTAGAGTCACAAAAAGACTACATGCTCTAAACCAAATTGATTTATCATTTACAGTTCCAGCAAACATGGATCTTAAAGCTGGTGATATCATTTGGATTGATATACCAGAAAATCATGGGTTCAATATTGTACAGGAAGACATATATCTTTCTGGTTTGTTTATTGTTGCAGAGGTAAAACAAGTAATAGCTTCTGGCTATAGAGCTGCTACATCTGTGAGAGTTCATAAAGATGGATATCTTACTCAGCTTCTAGAAAATTCATCATACAACACATCTCTATCAACACCACGTGTTGGTTCTAATGGCAAGATATTAGGAACAGTATAATGTTGAATGATGATTTTTATGGAGATAGATTTAGATGGTGGGCTGGAGTTGTAAAGCAAGTTGCTGATGACAGAGCTCGTGTCCGTGTAAGAATATTTGGTATTCATCCAACTGAGAATATAGAAAAGGTTCCAGATGGTGACCTTCCTTGGGCAATAGTTCTTTATCCTACAACAGGAAGTCAAACTTCTGGTGGCAATTTAAGTCACAATCTAACAAATGGATCATGGGTGGTTGGTTTCTTTGTTGATGGTGTAGATTCTCAACAGCCAATTGTACTAGGTGTAATTAATGGTGGACAAGGATCAGTAAATAATTCATCAGGTGTAGAAGGTACAAGCTTCTCAGGTGGATCCTCACCTGTAACAGTTCCTTCCGATAGAGATAGTGCACCTTCAACAACTCAATTAACTGGTGTCGATAATAAGAGTAAGGTGTATAATTATTTCTGGGAAAGAATAGCTAAGGAAGGTTCTGCATCAGGAGACAAGAAATTGCTTGTAGCTGCTATTGTTGGCAATTTACAAATAGAGTCTGGTGCAAATATTAATCCTCAGGCATACAATCCAAATGACAAGGGTGCAGTATCAGCTGGAATAGCTCAATGGCAAAGAGATAGACTAATTAACCTTTGTAAGTATTGTGGTCTTAGTAGCATTCCTGGAAAAGGTGGTTTACCTCCAATAGAACAACAACTCGATTACGTCTGGCATGAATTTCACACATCAGAAAGAACTGCATACGGAAAACTATTAGGATCTACTTGTTTAGAAGATGCTGTTGTTGCTATGATTTATTATGAAAGAGATGCATCTTATGTTAAGAGAAATGGTGTATGGGGTGTAGATACATCTTCTCCTTACTATCTCAAAAAGCTTAAACAAGCACAACAAGTATATTCTACAAGTTATTATACAGGTAATACAGTATGAACAGAGTAAGTGCAGAAGCAGTAGCTCATAGTAAGAATTTATCATTTAATTTCTCTGAAACATTGAGAAATCAAAACGTTAATCTTAATGATTATTCTTCATACACATTTATTGTAGACGTTGATGGTTCTGTTTATCAAGGCTCCAATGCAAGCGAGGATAATGCTTCTATTATCATAATAGGTGGTATAGATGTTTTTATGTTTACAAAGTCATCTACGTTTGCGTCTAACTTCTTCTTAACAGAACAGCAAAAAGTAACACTATATAAAATTATTAAAGAGTTATCACGTTATACTAACACTGCTGATATAACAAGTAATAATGATACTCTCCAACAAGCTCTAACATCACTATACAACAACTATTGCGGTTAATATGTCATTAGAAAGATTCTCAGACGATCCTTCATTAGTTAAGTCTTATACTAACAGAGAAGGTGATGGTATTGGAAGAAATGATGGGCCACAGCTTATAGGTTCTGGTAACCCTGCTCCTTACTATGAAGTCAATGTAAAGGATAAGCCTGGTCAGACTAGTGATCAAACAATCACTCAGACTGGTCCTGGTGCTGGCAATATGAGTGGTGTTGGTCATTCAACCGATGTTCAAGGATTTGTTTCACCTACTGGCAACAAAGTAGTTATTGATAATACATTTGGTGCTGATACAATTACTCTTCAGCATCACAGTGGTGCTACAATTGTTATAGATGCTGATGGTTCTATACATTTAATATCAGCTGGTAAGAAGGGAATTGGTGTAGTTGCTCCTACAGGCGATTTAACTTTGTTTGCAAAGGGTCATGTTGTTCTTAAAGGTGATGGTAAGGTAACTATAGAGTCAGAAGGTGATCTTGATATTAACGTTGGTGGTGCAATGGCTATCAATGTTGGTAGAGATTTGATCACATCTGTTGGTGGTTCTGTCGATGAAACAATTGACGGAACAAAAATGACAGAAGTAGCCAAAGATATGACTACAATGGTTGCAGGCGATAATAGATTGACTGCTGCTGGCAAGTTAAGAATTCAAACACCACAATCACTAGAAGTTGATGCAGGAAAAGAAATTACAGTTAGATCAGATAAGAGTGTTGAATTGAATGCTCAAAAAAATGTTGGATTGTATGCTAAGGAAAAAGTTAGCATTAATGCTACAGACACACTAGAAATGTTATCTCAGGCAGCAATGACTATTTCAACTAAAGATGATCTTGCACTCAAAGCTGATGGTACAACAAAACTATCATCTACTAGTGCTGCTTCTATTCATTCATCTTCAACTATTGATTTGCTTGGTTCTGCTAAGATTAATATCAAAGGTTCTGCTACAGACATTCAAACAAGCGGATCGCCATCAGTAGATAGTGCATCTGATGTTAATGCTGCGCAGCTCTCACAATATCCAGATTCAAATACTATTATTGATAGCATAACATCTCTTCGTGTTGCTCCAGACTTTCCTCTCAATGCTGGTAAGATGTCTGCAGAAGAGTTTTCTCTCTATAAGAATGAAGGTGGTTTTCCAAATCCACAAGCTGAAGCATATGCTGCTGGAAACAAGGGTGCTGGTGTAACTTACAATCCAAACGATACTGGAATTACAGCAGAAGCCATAAGAACTGGAATATACGATAGACCAGCTGGTATTCCCGATAACAATGGTAAATCTGAACAACCAGGGATTCCTCTTCCAACTTCTATTCATAATAGCAACGAACCTCTTTCAAGACACATTAAAGTTGGTAACATTCTTGGTATTCATAATGCACCACAATCAGAAATCAAGAGTATTTTGACAGAAGCTCAAAATGTTGCTTGGAATATTCTCGATCCATTATATGAGAAGTTTGGTTCAAGAGTTCATATAACATCATGGTGGAGACCTAGAACATCTTCTTCAAATCATTGTAAGGGTGGAGCCGTAGATATAAGATGTTCTAATAAACCTGACTATGGATTTACAGCTGAGATTGCAGCATTTGTAAGAGATAACTTACCATATAGTAAAGTTCTATTAGAAAAGAATGATGAAGGTGGTATTCATTGTCATGTAGAAGCAGCTCAACCTGGACAAAGAGGAGGTGGTTCAGTTTATACTTGTGCTGATCCTCATTGCAACAGCAAAGTTGCTGGTCTTCAATTGTCTTATGCTGTAGCTGCTTTGGAGGGTAGAAAAGTTGGCTAATACTAGAATTAATAAAGATACAGCAGCTCTTATTCAGAAGGGTGTATTAAGACAACCTGGGTTCTATGGTAACCAAGAGCATGCTCCTTCAAACGACAGTTTCAACAATGCAGTCAATATAGCATCACAGCTATCAGGTTATGGCAATGTTCTTAAGTCGCAAACAGCACCAGCTAATTATTCTAGAACACCAGACAACTACATTCTTACTACATTAGAAAAACAAGCGATAGAAAGAAAGTCTCAAGAACTATCATCATATGGTATTATTCCTTATGATACATTAGAAGGATTCTTTTATATTCTAGCTGCTAATGATAGCTATGATGATCTAGTTTATATTTCTGATGTTGTTGGTGTACCACAAATGGCTGATCGTAGATATATCAGAAACATTGTTGGTATAACAAGTATTCCAGATATTTACAAGGTAGGTTATCTTAGTCAGGGAGTTGCATCTGTCAACCAAAGATATGGAAGATTTTCTCAAGTTGCTCAGTATGGTGATTATACTCAAAGCAGTTATGGCGATACACTATCTGCTGCTGATTTGGGAATAGCACTTGGTGTAATAGGACCGTCTATTATTTCTACATCTCATCAGCAAATGGGATATGGTGGATCGCTAAGAGGATATCCTGGGTTATCAACTAGTACAATTAGTCAATCAATCAACACATATGCAGGTGTTGCTGGAGGAACTGCTTCTCTAGCAGCTCTTGCATCAGTATCCAATCCTACTTCATCTGCTGTGCAGTCTGCTGCTACAGTAGTGGGTGCAGCTACTATTACTAGTTTGTTAGGTCAATCACCACTTGGTGGTGCGTTAGGATCATTAGGTCAATTGGGTGGAATAGCAGCTAGCTTGTTACTTTCTACTTCTGGTGGATCTGCTATGGGTGGATTTCTTTCAGAAGTAATAATAGGAACTAGAATAGCCACATCAAAGCGTGCAAATAATCCTATGTTATATCCTCCCTCTTATGCCGGTAAATCGTTCTTTGGTGAGGCTCCTGTTGCACTTCCAGCTGTAGATCAAGTTTTCTGCAGAAGAGTTGGAGCATTTGGAACTCCTAATGGAGGAAGTGGTGTAGTAAGTTTTGGTATGCAAAACTTCAATTCATTTGGCGGAGCTATATCGATAGCTTCTGTTGTTTCAAGGATGATAACTGGATCATCTACACCTCCACCAACTGACACATATTACGGTAGTCACGTTAATACAATGACATCCAATGTTTGCAATGTGCTTAATGTTCCTGTAGGTTCAAACATTGAAATGAGAAGATCTGACAATGCTATTCCGTTTATGCTGGGATTCAGCGGAGTTATGGTAGGTGAAACATTTTCACCATTTGGTTCACGACCATTTACGGATGGTTGGAGACTAGCTGCATCTACAGCAAATGACGTTCAAAGATATAATCCAAGATATTTAAGAGCTATCCAAACTGCATTATAAATAATTTTATGGCAACAAACATAGTCTATTCTGATATACCAACTAATTTGGATGTACATCCAATCAAGGAAGATCTGGTGCTTCTCTACAACGAGAATGCAGTAAAAAGAGCTATTCGTAACCTGCTTTTAACAGACCCTTACGAAAGGGTTTTCAATCCTGGAATTGGTGCTGGAATTAGACAAAGTTTGTTTGAAAATATTAGTCAAGATACAGAGTTTATTTTAAAAGAAAGAATTAGAGAAACTATTATAAATTATGAACCAAGAGCTAATCTTTACAGTGTTAATGTAAAAGCTATGCCAGATGAAAACTCTTATTCTGCTACTATTGTTTTTTCAGTGGTAAATAACACAACACCGGTTACATTAGACCTAGTTCTAAGAAGAGTAAGATAATGGCAAATACAGGGTTCCTAAG